CAACACCGTCAGCGAATACATCTACTGTAGGTGTTACGAGTTCTCTGAGAGTAGGAGAGATGCCTGTAAGATAAGCCATATTATGTTTGCTTCAAAAAAGAAATTGTAGCCTCAAGAGAACTATTCGCTTGAGCATCCATTTTTAAATACATACCAGTAGTAAGAATTAATTTTCCTAATATTGGATTAAATGCATCATTTACTGGAATATTAACTTCTTTACATAATATTGCATTAGTTCCTCCACCACTTGCATATACTGTCACGGTTACATGACAAGCAGTAGTAGCGTGAACATTTGCTATATTACATCCTATTATTGTTAGCGTTTCACCACTTCCAGCAGTTAACACAGTAGGATCACTGGTAGTTAAATCTGCAAAAGTTGATGTTAATGTATTAGCCATTTTAGCCTCCTAAAGCTAGTATAAGTCCTATATCAGCATCAGCTCCATCAGAACCAGCAGCACCTGTTGCTCCAGTAGCTCCTGTTGCTCCTGTAGGAATTCCAAAAGTAAAGACACCAGTAGCAGCTGAAAAACTTACAGTAGCACTAGATCCTACACCTAATGTAGTTGCTACAGGACTTTCACTGATTAAGTCACTTGCATCTATTAATGTAACTATATCACCATTAGTAACTCCTGTATCATAAGAAGTTACTGCAGTATGTGCTACTGCTACTACACCATAACGTCTTGAATCTACTACAAAAGAATTAACTGTATATTCTTTTCCAGCAGTCCATGTACCAGCAAATGAAACATCTACACTAACAGACTGCCAATAAGTAGAATTAGCAGTACGATCAGCAGTAAATGTTAGAGTACTAGAAGTTGTATGAGAAACAAGAACTTCCCAAATAGTATCAGTAGTGCCATCAATATAACGTTCACCAACAGTAACAGCCAAGGCATTTTGCCAAACACCTTTAACATTACTAACAGCAAGGTAACGAGCTAATAGTGCATCTACTAAATGCCAATTATCATGCGTTTCAGTATGCCAAGGAATCTTGTCAAAATCAGTTAGATTGAAACTAAAGTTTGTTGTTTCAGTCATATCAGATCCTAAACGTCTATTTCTGTACCAACAACCTGTATCTTCATTGACTGCATGGTCAGAGTAGCAATAGTATAAGTAACAGTATCACCAGCAGATAAATAATATTCAAAAGGTGCTGGAGCAACAGTTAACAATGCAGTTGCACCTGTTGGAGCAGCAGCAGTTTCTGGATTAACCATTAACGTACTATTAGAATGTACATAACGTGCAGCTGTCATATTAAGAACAACAGCAACATCAATGCCGTTAACGGTAATAGTTAAGTCACCAGTACCAGTTGAACCATGAGAAAGTCCTGACCACATTATTTTGACTTTAGCAGCCTTTGCAGATGGGACAGTATAAACAGTAGTTGTTCCAGCAGTAGCAGTTGTTGCTTCTCCAAGAACTCCAATTTGATCAGCCATTATTAACTCCTATTAAAGTGTTGATCGTTCAAAAGCAATATCTCTAGGTAAATCGCTAGGAGCCACAATATTGTGAAATCTAACAACAGCCTCTTGCACTTCTGATTCTGTTAAAAATCCATAAAATGCTTTAGCTCCAGCAACACTTGTTCTTTGTTGTAGAGCAGAGATTTCGTCACGGATGATGAGTAATTGTGCTCTCATCGTAGCCTTACTGACTTTTACATTGTCAGCAGGAAATGTTACATCAACGGCACTAGTCATTTTTATCTCCTAACAGAACCACCTAAATATGCTAAAGATACTGATATTACTTTTAACTGGTTTACAGCATCTCCTGATAGTCGTAACTTTTGGATCTTATACTTTGCTGTCCAAGCATATAGCTTTTCTAGTCTAGTGGGTCTTCCTCCACCAAAGTCTTCACCAAATTCATCACTACCGAATCCAGGGGAGTCTCCTCCTTCAAATACCATAGATAGAGTAGGGTCTAATACGTCTACATCCCAACCAGTAAAGTCATCAAACTTTAATGAGTCTTCTTCCCAATCTTCACCAAAGTCTGTCTTATCTTTATATATATTATCGGTAAACATTTCAACTAAGAACTTGTTATCTCCTTGAGTGTCAAAGTTAATATAACGACTATTCTTTGTTTTAAATCTATCGTTATTATCACTCCAAGGAAGTTCCCAAATAAATTGTATTGGAACACCACTATCAGCTTCATTAGCTACAGGATTAAATCCAGTATTATCTAAGAAAGTAGTATCATCACTAAACATTTCTTGATCACCTTGGTAATCTGTATATATCTGATTATGAGTAGCTTCTCCTAGACGATATACTTGAGTACCTGTAGTAAGAAATAAATGTTTTAATGCTGATCTACAACCAGACTTAAAGTTCCAATTACGCCAATCAGACCAAGAATCTATCTTTAGTGCTGGATTCTTTTTATAAACAAAACAACGATATTCTGTTGTTAATTCGTCAGTAGATCCATTAGGAATAAAGAACATATAATTAGTATTAGCACTATCCCAAATACTCCATACATTATCTTCAATAGCAACAGTAGAATCTAATTGATCTAATACTTTATGATATTCTGGATCTATAAGTTGTGAATTACGTGTACTTTGTGTACTACCTGTAAACAATGCACGTTTAATTGATGATATACCATTTACATCACCAAATAATATATCTTCTCCTACAGTTTGTATTACTCTATGAGATAAAGAACCTACACCTTCCATTGCATCATCAAATGTAGGAGTATGTACATCTTCTGTAAATGTACCTAATGTTCCCGGTAATACTGCATCAGCAAATGTTACCATTAATTTATCACGAAATCTTCCTAAACCTTTGATAGCAAATGATCCACTAGGAACTCGTGATCCTAAGTTTAAGTTAACAGCATCATTAGGTGCAGAATCTCCTACCCAAGTGCCACTTACATCTGTTGCTGATATATATAATTTATCTTCAGTACCAGCAGTAAGATCTCCAGCCATTACTAAATATCTTCCATGTGCTACTACAAATCGTGCTATTGGTGTATTAGCATTTGTATTTGTAGCTAAATCTTTAAGATATTCTACATTTATACTAGAGTTAATTATTAATGGTTTATTGACTCCATTACATACAATTAAATCACCATTAAAAACAGCAAAAGATGCGAAGGTTGTCGTAGTCCATCCATCTGGGCTTCCATCTAAGTTATTTGCCCAAGCATCTGACCATATTTCGTTTACTTTACCTGTAGCATCTATCTTAACTAATTTACCATTTTTACCTACAGCTATAATATGTCCACTATAGTATTCACAATTTACTATTGTATCTAAATACTCATTAGTTTCAGCAAATAAAACTGTTCCGGGTCTTACTTCATTAGCACCATCAATACCTAATTGCATATTTTGTAGTACTTTGGCAAATTTGTTATCTAAATTTAAATCGTTATCAACAACATTCCATCCACCAGAAAAATCACGTAACGTAGCATCAAGCATTTGATTACCACGTTGTATTCTATTATTAGCTGGAAATAGAAATGTATCTGCCATTAGAAAGGTATATCACTTACATCTGATGTTTTTGTTTGTGATAATAATCTGTCTATTATATCGTCAGTATATTTATGGTATCCAGCATCATCTAATTTAGCCAATCTATCTAACACTTCTTTTATTCCAGCCCCTTTTCCAATATCGTCTTCAATTCCTTTAAGTTGTTGTGCTATTTCAGGAGGAAGTGTCATACGACCTTCTGCAACAGGTAATCTACCTAAAGATTTATCAAGATCTCCTGTTCTTCGCCATGCATCTGTATAAGATGTTCCTTGTTCTGCCTCATCTAAATAATTTCTATTTGCTTTTCTTAACCCCAAATCCATTCCTAAAAGATCTTTTGATGATGCACCCGGAACCTCTCCTACGTAATCATCAAAAGCGCTATAAGCTGGTGCAGTAAGTGGATCTGTACCTTGTATTTCTTGTGCTCCTTGTCTTGCTTTTTGAAGATTTTCAGCAGCATCGTCAGCAAGTTCTATGGCATCAGGATTACGAGGGCTAGAATCATCAAAATCATCAAAACCTTGTTTACGTATTTGATTTTTAGTTCCTTGTGCAGATACATTACTTTTTTTGGCTTTTAATAATGCCATTAAAGCTTCTCGTATTAAATTTGCTGCTGCCATTTGATTTCCTAACAGTTCCAAGCTCGTAATGATTTAGATAATCTATCATCACCAGTATTATTACTAGGCTTTTGTCTTTTTCTCATGCCACTCATTCTAGCACAAAATGAAGCTCTACGCTTATTACCTACTTTTTTAGATGGAGCTTTTAAATTTCCACCTGTTTTTCTATTATAACTATCACGACCTTTTTGATTTAATCCTCCAGATTCATTTTGGCCTTCTTTTCTTTGCCAAGCTGCAGTCTTTTTTCCTCGTTCTCGTTTTTGTAATTCACCTTTTAATGACATTATGTTAACTCTACAAAAGTAAATGTATTAGGTGTTGATGTAACAGGATCAAGACTAATAGGAGTTGAGTTATATGTATTCTTTAATTGCTTAACACGAGCTTCAAAAAGTAATTGAAACTTTTGTGTAGCATTTGGATTAGTACCATCATCTTCTAGATAGTCAAAAACTGTGCCTAATATAAGAGCTTGATCATCAAAATCTATTTCATCTGTACTTACAAATGTATCAGGTTTTGTTCTGTATTGTAATATGATATCTCCAGTAGCTGCTTTAGGCCAAATATTAAATATTCTAGTAGTCTTATAAGTACTAGTAGGACCAAGAGCTTCATAATGAACAGGAGTTGTACCACTTAATTCAAACGGATTTGTTGTTAATCCTGATATAGTTGTTAGTGGTGTGTTAGAATTTTCTGGAAATATTACTCGTATATCTTCAAATCGTTTTATACTACTTGTTAAGTCTGTTGTTACTAGTCCTAGTGTACCATCTAAAGTTAACTTAGCCCAAGAAAGATATTGAGGCCAAAAGACCTCATCAAATAATACATCAAACTTATGTTGAATCATTTCGGCTATTCGATCTTCAGCATACGTTTGTACACCAGTACCAGCTACCATTGATAATCTATCTGCTGTACGAACTATTAATTGTGATAGTGTGCTCATTAAGTCCTACAATCTTTTAAAAAATAGCGAGAGAGTGAAGGGGAGGACAACACTCTCTCACTAATCTTCTATGCCTAGCCGTTAAAGTGCGCGACACCATGAAGATTACTTGTGTTACACAAGTAACGGATTTCTTGCACAATAGATCCATTACTAGCTGATGCACCATCAAATGTACCACGAGGATCGCCTGTAGTAGCTGTTTGAGGATCAGTAGTAACAGCAGCTGTTAATGCTCCAGCAGCTACAACACCATCTTCTGTATCACTAAGAAGACTTGTTCCAGCATAAGGAATACCAAGCTTATCTGCCCAACCTACATCACAAGTATCACCAGCAGCTCCTACAGCAATTTCTAGTTTATCCACATATTTAAATGCTTTAACACCAGCAATTACACTAGTACCACTAAGAGTGATATTTTCTTTCATAGGTTGTCCTAGATAATCACGACCACTAATTGTGCATACGTGATTAGATCCAGCACTTCCTGTGCAAGACAATGTACGTCCATAAGTTGCATCAATCATACCAGAAGTAGATGTAAGACTAGTAGCACTTCCATCAAAGGTATTCTTGTAATCTGCAGAAGTATAAGTAGTAGCAGAATCAGTAGCACTAACTCCATCCCAAATACCATCGGCATCGAGAGTTGCTGGTGCTCCAAGACTTACTATTACTGCATTACCTACAACATCAGAAGCATACTCCATTAGTGGAACATACTGACTAATAGTTCTAGGGTAGTTATCAGCGCTAACTTTCGCCATGAGTTTTCTCCAATTAGGTTACGTGATGGACTTTAGAGTTCTTTGAAACTTTAAGTTTTTGTTCAGATCTAGCTCGGAGAGAGGTATCGGAGGCTGCTCCCATATCATCTCCTGTCTCCATATTTACTAAGTGAACTTTATCTAAAAAACCTTGCCGTTTCATTTCATCTTCAGTCCAAACATGAATTGAGGCTCCATTTGGAAAATACACCATCCATCCAGCATCAACTTCTTTATCGGCATAATCAAAACCTCCAAGAAGTGTGCCTTCTTTGTCTTTCTTAGGTGATGCAATTCTTCGTTTTGCCTGTCCTTCTATTTTATGTACTTCAAATCGTGGTTTAATTTGCTCAGTCATCCCCTTGTCTCCTTTACTAAGAATTAATCAAAACAGCATGAGTACGGAAAGCTTTCCACAAGCACCATTGTCCTTGCCAAACAATCCTACGTCCGTGAGCATCAATCGTCCAAGGAGCAACAAGCTCTTTGACCTTCATGTTTACATGCTTCAAGATATGTAAGCGTAGATACTTACTATTAATAAAATAAGCTTTATTAACAGGGCAATCTTCATCATACATCATTGGAATGTTTTGGTGTTTAACACCAGAAAAACCTAGATCCATCATCTTTTGGCCTGAGTTAGAGTCAGACAAATTAATGACAACCTTATCTCTTACTGCTGTACGATAGTGACGAAATAAATTACGACCACAAAGAATAACATCAGGCTTATCACCTTTAAGAGTAACATCCATAATGATGTCATCAAATGCTTCTTCAATGTTAGTACTATCTAAATTGCCATTAAAGTCATAAGCAGAAGTACGCCATTGAGACTCACTAGCTCGACTGATGTTTCCAACAGTACCAGTAGTAGGATCATCTGGAATTAAAAGACCAAGACCTTGTGGGTCAGTACCAGCACCAGAAGCATAGAGATACTCTGAGAATTTCTCTTTAATACTTTCTTCTAGTACATCTACTTTAGCTTTCATAAGCTTAAATATTTGTGCTGCACCTTGGTTCTCGTCTTCTTCTTGATCACTAATAACAACTGAACCACCTACTCGCGCCCAGTTATATGTTACAGTATCAAACTCACTTGTTTGAGCAATTGGCTGTTCGTCAAAATACTCAAAAGAAGTGATATTTGGGTTACGACCCAGAGTTAACGGGTTCGTAATCTCGTGTCCACCGTCTTCGAATTCAACACGGTTATTCGCGAAAGCCCATGCCATCAAAGCATTAGACTTAATAGAAGCAAGAATAAGCTTCTTACGACTACGAGTAAGTGTTGATTCCAAAACTGTGGCTATTGGTGTAGAAGCCATAGTTGTAATCCTTATTAATTAATTAATGCCAGCATCAGACATAGCTTGTCTAATAATGTCATCAGTTGAAGTTCTAACATCTGCTACGTTTGCTGTATCTGTAACATATGTTTGCGGTACACTCCCACCTTCGGGAGGTTGTGGTTGCGTATTTGAGTTAGAAACAGCAGCATTATCTTGATCTGCTTGTAATTGTTCTAACGATTTCGTCCAGTCTAAACCACGCTGTAGGTAATAGTTCTGGAGTTTAAAATACGCGGCTTCAACTGAAAGATTACTATCTTCTTGTAAAAGTCGGGAAAGAGATTCTTCATGAATAGCTGCATCAGGGTGTGCATTAGAAAAATTATTGTAAATCTCTGTTGCTCGTTCATTAGCTTCTCTAATTTCTATCTCTTGTTGTCTATCGCCAATGATAGGAGACAAAGCATTATCAAGCATTTGCTTCATAGCACCCATATCTGCTCCACCATTAACGATGGCATCTACATTGTATCCTTCACTTTGAGCTTGTGTCAACATGTATTGAAGTGTCTCTACTGGATTATCTTTCCAAGCAGACACTATTTGTGCTCCAGTTGTTACTTCGTCTGGAGTTAAATCATATTGAGTTCCAACAGTACCAGCATTATTAATAGCTTCTAGTTGTGCTTTAAGTGTTTCTACTTCTTTAGAGTACTGGTCTGCACGTTGTTTTTCGCGTTGTGCAGTTTCATAGAATCTTCGTTCTTTTCCTCCAGTGGCGATGACGTTTCCGTTTGCATCAACGAGGTCTTGGGGACCATTAACTTTTTGTTGTTGCTGTTCATCTGTGCTTCCGTCAGCACTTTGTTGATCACTGGTTGTAGATGTCTGTTCTTGAGTGTCCGTTGTCGTTCCTGTATCTTGTTCCGTAGAACTCTCAGTTGTAGTCGATTCATCCCCTTCTCCTATACTAGATAGAATTTCTTCGTCTGTATTTAACATTTCCTGTTCTTGCATAATCGTCCCCTTTTATTGCAATGGTTGAGTTGGTTGTGGTGAAGCTGCTTGCTGCCCTTGTTGTTGCACTAATTTTATTGCACTTTCAAGAGCTTGAGCGGGTGGCACTCCAGATTGTATAGCACTTTGTACTTGTTGCTTAACTTCTGGAGGTAATTGACCTAACACTTGTTGTAATTGTTCTGGACTAGCATTAGCTATTTCAGGTTGTGCTTCTGGTTGTGGTTGAGGAGGTTGTTGTGGTGCTCCTCCTCCTCCTTGTTGTTGTTGTTGATTTTGTTGTTCTAAAGCTTCTTGTAACTCTTGCCAATCTTCTTCTCTCATAGTTACTTCATCAAAAGCTTTTTCCATTACTTGCATCATCATCTTTAATACAGGTCCGGGAGCAGCATTAACAAATTGTCCTAATACTTGTCCGAATTCTAATGCTTCTTCTTTTTTTGCAGCACTAGTAGGCTTTTGTGTACTACCTCCTAATACTTTTAAAGACATTGCAGCTATAGCTTCTTTATCTAAGTTTTCCCATTCTACATCATCACCGATAAGATTTTTAACTACACGTTCATCCATTTGCATAAGACATAATTGAGCTATACCCCAATATATAGAACCAATCCAATCTTCTATTTGATCTGATTTTTCATCAACTCTCATATTAGCTGCACCAGAGTTTGCTTGTACTGCAGCCGTATTAGTATTTGTCTTAAACTGTTCCCCTCTCATAACAGTACCAACAGATGATATTCTATCAATTGCTTGATACATTTCATCTTTATCAAAAACTCTTTCAAATTGTAATGATGGAGGAGGAACAGAACCAATTACATCACTAATCTTCATTTCTGGAGGAATGTTTAATCCTCTAGCTGTACCATCATCTCCATTAAGTACAGCAGTAGCATCAGCTTGTGAAATCAAATTGCTATTAAAAAAGATATTACGTCTAGCCCAACGTCTTGCTCTACGTTTTTCATCAGTAATTTCATTAATAGCATCTTGTTGGTCTAAGTAATAAGATACTTCACCTTTAGTTATTGGTCCATTAGGAGATTCAAAGAATGTTAATGGATAATATGGAAAGAATGTATCTAATTGTGTAGGATCATCCCAAACCCATATAGGCCAAGTCCAATCATTACTGTTAAATAACAACACTCTACGAGTAGTTTTATCCCAAACAAAATGAACTTTAGTCATCTTAGCTTTTTCAAAAGCTTCTTGATCATTAAAACCAAAAGACTTAGCTGTTTCATGTTTATCGTCAGAATATAAGGAAAAGTTATCATTATCTTCTATACCATCATCTTCACCTAAACTGGCTTTCATTACATGAGTAGGTTGATATATAGATTTGTACTCAGCTTTACCTTTATCTTTTCTACCATATTTAGCTAATAAGAATTGTGTAGGTAACATATCAGTTTCTATTACCCAATGAGCATCAGATAAATCTATTTCTTTACAGTTAGGATCTACCATAATATCAAATGGTGACTTAACTTTAACAAATGGTCCTCCGGGCTGAAGTATATCTATGCTATCTTCTAATGCTTGTATTTGACCTTCAATTTCTATTATTCGTTTAGAGTCTTTAGCTTTCTCTAAGTCTTTGGATAACTTAGCTAAATCAGCTAATGCTTGCTCACTACTTTCAGCTTTAGGAGTCCAACCTATTTTCATCCAAGCTCTATTAGTAAGTAAGCATGTTACTACACATCTCTTAGCTTTAGGTTTTAAATTAATTCCAGGTGCTGCTAATCTACCACCTAACACGTTTACTAAGCGTTCTAGTGTAGTAGCTAATCCTCTTTTTTCTTCTATGTTAGCTGTAAACTCTGCTTCTGGATTTCTAGCATATAAGGCTGGAACCATTGTAGTTACATTGGCAAATACTACATTCTCAGTTTCTGTAATATTATTGTTAAGCTTTTGGTTTCCGATACTATTTCCTGATCCATTTTGTTTACCACTTCTATGACCTAATTGATCATTTTCATAATAACGAATAGCTTCTGCCCATGATTCTCTAATGCCTTCAGTATGTTTCATTACTTGTGCAACACGAGATTTCCATACTTTACCTTGAGCTTTAGACACAGGAATTTTACTATCACCAATAGCTTTATATGTAGGATCTTTACGTCTACGTGTACGTTTAGGAGCAGCTTCTCCCAAAGAACTATTAATAGCATCATCTACATCTTGAGGTATTTGTTCTTCAGCCATCTTATTTTCCTACGTTCATTAGCATTTGTTGTATTTCTGATTCTAAAGGAGATTGAGTAGGTGGAGCACCAATATTTTTTGGATTAAAACCAGTTTGTCTACGTTTTAATGCTTCTAATGTTGGAGACATTTTTGGTCCTAATGCTTGTTCTGCTTTTCGTCTTGTCGGTCCTTGACGAAATTCTACACCAGCATCAGTACGATTAGGAGCTACAAAATCAGTATAGGAAGTCCCTTCATCATTAAATTGTTTTACTGATGGCACATTAGATTCTGGATTAATAGTATTACCTAACTGTCTGGTTTCTTGTGTAGATTTAGTACCAAAATATTCATTATCTATCTTATCTAACTCTGCTTTAATACGTGCAAGTAGCTGTAAATCAGACTTACTAGGATTTGCAACATTTCTTATCATCCGAGCACGTTGAGCTAAATTTGCTAATTTCTTTTTAGTATCGTTAAGACGACTAGCCATACTAGCATCTTTACCACCTTGAAGTTTAGCTCCGGGAATCCTTTTTCCTTTTGCATCGAGTTCAAAAAATTCATCACTATCAGGAGTACCTTTTTTAAATCCCGGAAACATTTCATCTAAACGTGAGTACATATCCTGTATATCAGCATTTAAATCTTCATTTTGTCCAAATCTTTTTGCTACTTCTCCTACACGAGCTTTAATTTTTGTTGGACCTTCACGATTAAAAACTGTTGTAGGTGTATTAGAATATTTATTTTGTCCTCCAGATAATGCTGGATTCTTTTCTGCAGCTTTATTAACATTAAATAAAACTTCATTAGCCTTATCTAATATTTTTTGTTCATCAGAACTACGATCAAGATTATCTAATTGAGATTTATTTCTTAAATTCTGTACACTTTGGTTTTGATTAGAAACTCTTCCAGCTGCATTAGCTCTGCTATCTAAACTTTTATCTATTTCAGAACTTAATATTCTATCTAAAGTCATTTGTTCATTAGCAGAGTCTTCTAATGATGGATGTACAGAATATGGTCTTCCATCTTGTTTCCCTTGTTGGCCTGTAGTAGCTTTATATAATTCTTTTTTGTCTTCAACATTTTTTGATTGTTTTAATTCTTGTTTTCTTCTTTTACTTATTGTTGGTCCTAATTCTATTTCATCTAATTCTTTAGCTATTGATTCATCTAATGAAAGTTTAGGATCAGCAAAACCTTGTGCTCCTTCTGGTGTAAAACTATCATAAGGATCTGGTCCATCACCTCCTGTTGTTTTTTCTGGGAGCGCCGTTTTTCCTGCAGAAGTTTTTGCAATTCTGTTTCGTATAGCTTCTTTTCTAAGCTCATTTGTTCTGAGTGCTTCAGCAGCTAATTCAGCTTTAGACATCTTACTTTGTTTTAATAATAATTGCTGAATAGCTTCTGCTATTAAATTTGCATTAGCCATGTCTCAAACTCTTTCTATCTTCTTGAATATCTCGTTCACCCCATTGTCTCCAACCAACATCTTTTCTTATAACAGCTTTAGTAAGCTTAGAAACATTAGGTTGATTAGACAACATATACTTTAAAGTGTCCATAGCATGATCATCTTTATCAATAGGTTTATCTATTTGTTCTCCAGTAGGAGACTTTTGCCAATAGTAATCACTCATTTCATTTATAAAGAACTCTAACTCATCACTAACATATAAGTATGGTGCTTCATATTCTCCTGTAATAGGATTCTGATGATTACGTTGTGGAACAAGATACTGATTAACTTTAACAATACCATTAGAAATATCATTATTACCACGTATACACATAATACCTTCTTCTAAGAAAAAGTCAGCAATTGATTTACCTACTAACTTTTTGCCTACAGCTTTACGTCTAAATATATCTGGATCAGCTAATATCATGTTACTTGGGTCCACACTATACTTATTGCGAAGATGCCGAATAGCACTAAACTGATCTTCAAGTACACATTCTTTCTCATAGGCTCCACCCATGATAAACACATTACCCAAAGTATCACAGAACCCCAAAAGATAGCAGTAAGGAACAGCAAGCCCATAGTCATAACCCTCTAAAAATGTAACATTAGATGCTTTAATTTTTAGTTGGTTATAGTAATTTTCAATAGCATGATGAGACATAACATGAACTGCTTGGTTAAAAGAAGGATATACTAATCCTTCATAACTAGCCCATTCACCCATAAGAAATCTAGAGCGCATTTGACCTTTATAAGAAGACTCTAATGTTTTAATAAAGTCTGGTTCTAAGTTATCTTTGTTTTCATATGTACTACCTTCATATAAGTCTATGATTGGAATAGGTAATTTATTATCATCATAAAGCATTTTACCATTATCATCAGTTTCACAGAGTAATTTTTCGTCAACTCTTCCAGCATTTAATTCATGGATAGGACGTACTAATTCTCTATATACCCAATTACGTGTAGGGTTACTGGTAAGAATTAACCAACGAGGACCACTCTTAGGCATAGTCGGATCATCTCCATGATAAGGAGTCATGCCACGTAAGCGTCCTAATAAATCTAAAAAATCTTTGTGAACAATTTCTGGATCTTCCATCTGATCAATAGCAATAGCATCATAAGTTGCTGATAATAAGTTGGAAGTTGTAGCTTCTGTTCCTATTTTACCTTGTTGTGCTATATATCTAAAATTAATAGTTGTACCATTTGTAAGTGTACAAGTGTTAGATCCATTAGCAGATTTAGGAAAACTTTGAATCCAAGAAGCTGGAATCCATTTTAAAAATTCTTTTCTTAACGTATCATTTAGTTTCGGGTATGTACTACGAGCCATAAGCAAGTTAGATCCCGGATAGTCTTTAGCAATGTTAATCATTTTAATACAAGTAGTGGCAGTTTTGCCGTTAGCAAAACCCCCACCAAAAAATTGTATTTTAGACCTACTTGCTAAGAATCGTTCATTTAACGATCCTTTGTGAATTTTGTAAGTAGCCATTAACGATTGTCTACAGCCCAATCAGCATTAGTAAGTGCATCAGCATTCATATCACCATCAGCACGTTTACCTACATAATTTTGATCAGAAGCAACATCAGTAGCTCTTTCTCCTACATAAGCAGGAACAAGGTTTGCTATAACAGTTGCAGCTACTCGATTAACACTACTGAGTTTATTTTCTGGTCCAGAACCTACAGTTCCTCCACCGTTACCACTACTATCGCTAACTATAGCCATTACTTTTTCCTTTGCTTTTCATTTCACGATTAGCTAAAACATTTTTCATTTTAGCTCCCGGATTTTGTTTTGCGAAGTTTTTTGCTTTAGCTTGACCTTCTTTACTATAATCAAACTCTTTAGTCTTACCGTCAGGTGTCATTACATTTGGCATATTAAAACTCTTTTGGTGTTACATCTATAACAGGAATTTCATTCTTGTTGTCGATATATTCTATAGTTAAGCCACCTTCCAAAGAATGTTTGTGTTCTACAACATCAACAGGACGATGACCAGCTCGGTCTAAAACATCTTTAGCAGCTGCCATTCTTGTATTAACACCATTAGCTTGATCTATCATAGCATTAAACATCACACTAGCTGCATCTTTACTGTGTTGCACAAACATTCCACGAACATCTGAAGCATCACTAGCTAATATATTCTGCACTAAAGTTTTTTGTAATTCAATATAAACATCAGAAGATTTAATATTTTCTAGTTCTTTTGTTTCTATTGATAAAAGATAAGCAATGTCATGATCACTTAAACCAAATAAAGAATAAGAAATAATAACACTTAGAGTATTCATTTGTTTAGGAGGAACAGGTAAATCGTTAATACGTTTTCGTGCAGCAACGATTTCCTGTTTAATAGTTTCTGTATTTGGAACTTCTACTAATATTTCGTCATTAATTACTGATCCGTTTACTGGATCAATCTTAGTTCCATCAGCTAATACTAAAGGTTCAGATCCTGTGACCAAAGTCATTTACTAATTGCCTAGATTTTGTGTAGGCATCCTTACTGATCCTGAAGAAGGTGGAGGAGGATTACCAGTAAAAGGTTTATTAGGATCTTTTCCACTTAATCTATTTAATAGTGTCTGCATTAATCCCGGAGGAACTGGTCGATCTTCTTGTGTCATTCTTTGAGTTGGCATTCTTACTGACCCACTAGTAGGAGGAGGGGGAGCTGGCATATCTATTTCTGTTCCAGCTTCTCCAAAACCATCACCTATTTGTTGTACTGCTTGAGGTGGTGGATTAGGAATACCAGCAGCTCCAATATCTTGTCCTGAAGGCATAGTTTCTTTTATTCCTAATAATTGACTAATACGATCTAAAACACTCATATTTTGGTTAGGAGCAAAAGCTTGATTCATAGGATTTGGAGAGTAATCTATTACAGGTGCTTCTTGAAATACAGGAACATCTGGTGCTTGATTAATAACAGGATTAGCTCCTTTTCCAATATCGTCAGAAAAAAGATAAGGATTTATTGCTCCTCCACCAGACATATCACCACTATTAATTCCCATACTAAGATTATCAGCTATTCCTTGGTTTAAACTATTATCTACATTAGCTGTAGGAACATTTTCTCCACTCGTTCCATACTCAGCTCCCATTCCTATATTTGTATTAGGATATACTTCATTAAAGTTTCCCGGACCAGCTTCATATCCATCTGATAATTGTATACCTCTTGCTTGAGGAATAGGAGGACTAAAATCAGTACCGTACATATTATCTGCTACTGGTCCTCCAGCTTGTGCTGCCATTTCTTCTTGATCTAATGCGATTGGTGCTGGAGAACCATACATTAATCTTCTATAACCTATAGGACTAGTAGTGTTCATATCAGGATCACCACCGTGTTGATATTCCTGTTTTTCATAATCAGGAGTACCTTCAGCATATATTGGTTCATATCCAGCAGTATTAGGATCACCACCAAATATACTGTTCATTTGTTTTTCCAGCCAAGAAGGTTTACCACCAACATACTTGGTTTGCATTTCTTGATTAGCCATAAAGCTTATCTCCTATTAACGACCAGCATCCATTTTGCCACCACCACCATTGCCAGAAGCATCAGTAGGATAAGTAGTAGGAGCACGATTAGAACGAGCACCAGAAGGAATTAATTCTTTCTGTAGTTCTGTAACATCTCCAGCAGCAACAGCACGAGCTGTATTTGCTCCAGTAGAATCTTGATCATTATTAATAACAGAACTCATTTGCTCATTGGAAGTAACACCACGAACACCACCTTGAGAATTTGTACCACCAGTAGTAGCAACAGAATCTACTTGAGCACGAGTAACACTAGCACTAGTAGAAGGTGATGAATCAGTTAATAGGGTAGAAAGTATTTCACCATGTTGTCTCATACCAGCTTTACGTAATATTCTCATTAAGTGATATCTATTAGGTGATCTTTTACTTAGTAAGGAATAAGTGCTTACACTTCCAGCATCATCTTCCCAATATCCAGTTGAAGTAGCCATAACTCTTGTCTCCACTCAGTTGTTTTGTTTGTGACTATTTTAATGTATTATATGTTTGTCTCGCTGTGTTAAACACATGGTAACTTCTAAAAAATCATCCGTCAACAACAAACTTATATTACGGGCTTCGCAGAAGCCCGATTTCGTACTACCTCTACTTATAGCTTATTATACCCTGTAATATTTTGTAATACTTTATAATAATGACTATGGGCCTCTTTTGATTAAAGGGGGTGACGTTAGACCTCACTATAGACCACGCCAAATTACCTAAAACCGAACTTTTGGAACAGCGGGGGGATAAACTGCAAACATCTGACCGGAGGGGTAGGTATAAGTAATGTAACTACTTATTGTGTGACATTAACTACACATTAGTAACTATAACTACTACTTAACAGTGTTATAGGAACAGTTAGTGTTACATAACATCTACTACCTACTATACCAGCGTATTCGAGCGCACTCGCGTACGTAACTACTACACAGTCTACTTACTACATCATGTATAACTGCAACAATCTCTACTCAACATCTAGTATTCCTTACTATATATAGTAATTTGTACATAAATCGAGTAACAGATCCTTCTCGTTGCAACGCTTCGGTGTGTAGTTACTGTGTGTCTGGCCGGTAAATTAGGTGTTATAAGGGAATCAGCTCTTATAATATAATTTAAACTTTACACTTGGAGTATACAATGAAGACAATTACATTTTCACGTAATAACGGATATCACATGGCTGTAGTATTCGAGAATAAAAAGTCAATGGCTGTATCTACTAAGACATTCAAGACAGCTGACGGTGCAGAGAAGTTTGCATTACGTATCAAAGAGATATGTGGCGAGAACTACGAACATCGTAATCTCATAGATCTATATCAAACTACTAAGATCGAAGATGGAGTCGCAATCACTACTAAGAACTTCATCAACGAGAATATCGTAGCGATATAATCACACGGAGAGGGTGCAACATCATCCTCTCCATTCTTTCATTTTACATAGGAATATATAATGAAACCTACATGGAAACATTGTGCTATTGCATACTTAGTTGTTAATTTCACCATTATCATTGGCTTATATGTATATAGGAGCTTCATGGTATGAGACATTTATTCCCAGACGATTATACTAATAATGACCTTAAACAAGTCATCAAATCATTACATCAAACACGAAGATGGAAAGAGATTGCAGAGTACGAGTTATACAGACGCAAGCTTAATCATCAATACACAGGTCATCATATCAACATCAACGCTTAACTACATACTCGGAGTTAGATGGCAACATCTAGCTTCGAGTTCTTTATTTTACATCGGTAATTCTAGCCTTGTCTGTGCCTT